GTTGTGAGGCTGCTCGATGTGAGCAATCTTCTGCACCGTCTTAACGGGGTCGTAGTCAGGGTGCTGGTCAGACAGTAGGTGGATGGACTTGTCGGCGTCATTGCAGAACTTCGCTACAGACAGGGCATCGAACCACCGAGGCTCAGAGATGGTCGTCTGGTTATTGAAGCAGTCCAGAAGCTGCTGGCACCCGTCACCCTTAGCGCTGCGCACCATGATCCGCTTGAAGCTCTTACCCATGCTTCCCTGCATCGCTAGGCCAAGGGCAGTAAGGGGGCGCTTAGGTGGGACTGGTTGCGGCGAGGGCATCTTGATACCCAGCAGCTGAACAAAAATATCGAAGTCGGTCGGCTTACCTTCGTGGATTACCGATACGGGGCTAGGCGTAGCGCCCTTAAAATTGTAGGTGCCGGGGATGCGCAGCACCCGAGACACTTCGAAGACTGCTTGGTCAACATAGAGGTCATGGGTGACACAGAGCTCGCGTAGGCGAAGCGCAACGGGCTCCCACTCCTCACGGGTAATCTCTGCGGTCAGCGGCCAGTACACGTGTAGGCCGCGCCCTGAGTTGACGAGGATGGGCTTCGGTAAGCCAATGGTCCTACAGAACTTCTGCAGTGCGCTTAAGGCCGTAGGCTGGTCGATGTAGCCATCGGGCCGCTTGGTTTTCGAGTTGACCACTGCCTTGGTAGGTCCGCAGTCAATGTCCAGCCAGAAGGACTTAATAGCTTTGACGTTGGCTTTTTTTCGACCTGAGCCATCGGTGTACTTCGCTACACCGAAGAACACGTTCCGCCGCTGCTGTATCAGCAAAGCGGTAATTTCGTCTACTTCCTCGCGGGTCTCGACGAGGTACTGCTTAATATTATCGACGCCCTTGATGCCAAGCACGGCGTACCATCCAGAGGACGGCTGTACAGCATTCAAGAGGTCAAATTGGGTCATGTGCACCAGTCAGCGGGTTAGCCCCGCATATGCTTATTCGAACGAATTGATGTAGGACGCGATTGCAGCAATTAGCCAAGGCCGGGGATTAGTCGTGCCCACAAACCAGTTATAAACTGTCTGTCGACTAACCCCCATCTCTTCAGCTACTTCCATAACCGGAACGTCATGCTCGATGCACACGCGCCCTAGGCGGACACCCAGTAAGGTACTGGGTGCCCTCCGGTTAAGCTCGTATAGCCTTCGGCTATAGCCTAGCGACATACTCAGTCCTCGTCATCACCCCAAGCGTTCACGATAGACACAAGGTCTCCGGTCACTGCAGGGGCTTCTTCGACGGCAGCGGGCTTGGCACTGCGCTTCACTGGGGTGGGTGCAGGTTCATCTTCTTCGTCGTCAGGCTCGTCAGAGCGAACAACAATAGAGGCTGGTTTTGCTGCTTCCTTCTTAGGCGCAGCCTTCGCACCATCCATAGCGGCAACGGTCAGCTGCACGTACTTCTTGGTCTCGGGGTCAGCCTGTGCGCCTTGAACAAGCGCATACTCTTCGTCACTGATGCCACGCAGCGGAGTGAAAAGAAGCTCCATACTAGCAGCGTTCAAGTCATAGCTGATGTTGGTAACCACCGTGTCAGGGCTTTCACCGTTGCCCAGCAGGTACTTCACGTAGCTCTCGAACGGATGGACGTTGCCATTACCCTTACCGAAGAGGGACTTGGCGGGCACGTTGAACTGATAGACTTCGCCCGTGGGGTCGCCTTCAAGCAAGATAGCGATGCGACGCTGGAAGCGGCAAGCGCGGCCCCCATTTTCGCCCGAACCCTTGATGTTCTGTGGGCAGTCAGCGCAGTTAGAGGCTTGCTTGTTAGTAGCACCCGCCTCAGGCTTATCGCCAAGGTTCGACCAGCAGTCGGGCAGGGTGGGCTTAGCGTTGGGGTCGTACTTGCCAGCGTAGAACTGGCGCGAGACCTTAGGCAGGGCGTCCACGATGATAGCGTTGAACTCGCCACGGATGGCGTTGCCGTTTTGCTCGCCGTTGATGATGCGCTTGAACGTACCGTTGGTGTTGGTAGCGATGCGGCGCATGTTGCTAGTAACAGCAAGGCTCTTAGCGAGACCGGTAAGCTCGCGCTTACCAGTGGTCGAGACTGCACCAGCTTGTTTGAAGATAGAGAGGTTAGACATTTTCAGTTGCTCCACAGAGGAATTGATAGAAGGTGTCGGCAATCTCTACGACAAGATGCGGACCTACCGTTATTTTGTCTTTAGGAGTTAGGATCGCTACGTAGCTAAGTGCCGCATCCAGCGCCTGTTTGCGCAAGACGTTATCGGTCGTTCTCTGTTCCATAATTTTATCCCTCACTTGTTAGTAGGTTTGCGGACTTGGACAATATATTTACGGTCGCACTGCAACCCTGCCGGAAAGGCTTCGGGGTTATCTTGCAGGAACTGCTTCATATTGCCGTTGTGGATACGCTGCTCCAGAAGTTGCGGCGCATCGTTCTCTTTGATGAAGCGGTACATCGTCTCCCAATCACTCGTCCAGTAGCGGGCGTTGATACGGCGGCTAATCGTACCGCTGGGGGTCTTGATGCTGTCGGCGTTCTGCTCATTGCAGACCTCCAGCAGCTTGTTCCCGACGATGTCTAGTTGGTCCTTAAGAGCAGTTATCGCTTCCTTGTGCTGCTCTTCCGCTTCATCGATAACGCCTCGGATTTTTCTGTACACAGACACCAAGTCGTTAACGGACAAATCAGTTTCGGTCATAGTTGCTCCTTCACCCTAAGGCCTCACCAGATTAACTTAACATTTTACAGTGTCAAGCGTCCGCTGTGGCGATTTGGCGATAGAGGTCGATAATTTTCTCGTGGTTCGTGATGTTGTTCTGAAGCATGTGGTAGAGCTTAGCTTCTACGTCGCTACCTCGAATATGCACCACCGTCATAGGGTTATGCTGCCCCGGGCGGTTGATGCGGGCGTTGGCCTGAAGGTATGTCTCCACGCTCGTCACGGGCGCATACCATATAACAGTGTTAGCCGCCGTGAGCGTCAGCCCGTGCGATGCAGCCTGTGGCTGGATGATGAGCACATGCGGGTCTTTGCGGGTCTGGAACTCCTGCACGATCTCGCTGCGGCGGTTCACTGGCACCTTGCCGTTAATGACGTCGCAAGAGATGCCTTCCTTCTCTAACCTCTCGCGTAGCAGCTGGATGGTGTGCGTGAAGGGCACGAAAACCAGCACCTTATGGCTAGCCTCTTCAATGACTTCCAAGACGGCTGTCAAACGGTTGCTTACATCGAACTCGATGACCTCGCCAGTATCCGCGTAGACCGCACCACCGCTGATCTGCAGCAGCTTGTTGATCTTGGTGGCGGCGTTGACCGCACTGACCTCCTCGCCCGCTGCTTCGAACAGCATCTCATCCTTGAGCATCTTGTAGTAGGACATCTGCATCTTGGTGAGCGGAGCTTCGCGCTCCATGTAGGTGACGTCAGGTAGGTCTAGACAGTCCTTCCTCTCAAACCGGATGGCGGGTTGCAGCACCCTATGCACGACGCTCTCGGCCTGTGGCTTTGCTACCCACTTGAACTGTGTAGCCTTGTACATAACCATGTCGCGAAACGAACCATAGTACTTGGGGCAGTTGTCGGGGTTCACCAGCTTAGCTAGGCCGTAGGCGTCTAAGGGTGATTGTGCTGCTGGCGTACCTGTAAGCATCCAAAGGCGAGGCTGCGTTGCGTTGACAATGCGGTTCAATATCTTCCAACGGGTGGTCTGCGCGTTCTTATAAGCGCTAGCCTCATCCACGACGATCAGGTCAAAGCCGCCATTGAGGACAGCATCCTCGACAACAGCCAGCCCATCGAAGTTGAGGATCACGAACTCGCTGCCAGCGTTGACGATCTTCTCACGCTGCTTAGCTGCTCCGTGTGCTACGCTACACGAACGGTGCATCGCAAAGTTAAACAGGTCCTGCTGCCACGCAGCCTTCATGATGGACAGAGGGCATAGCACGAGGACGCGCTTGATCTCACCCATCTTCATTAGGTAGTCCGCAGCCCAGATGACCGACGCGGTCTTACCCGTACCCTGCTCATTGAAGCAGAACGCCTTGTCGTTAAGGGTAAGGAAGGAAGCGGTCTCTTTTTGGTGGTTGAACGGCTTGTGCTTGCCTGTCCACTTATAGCGCTTCTTAATAGGTGATGGTGGGTTAGCCACACCAAGGCGCATAAGCTCCTTGGTCTCCTTGAGACCCCAGTTCACTGCAACTTCGTACGTGTCCCCGTCCTGCTTATAGACGGTACTCTTTTTGATGTTGTCAGTGATGATCTTGGGTTCGGTCGTTGTGACGAGTAGCACCTTATCGTCAACGCTTTGCATTACTTCTTCCGTTCTCGCTTGCTAGTCTCTGACACCAGATTGTGTTTGCTATCCCGCTTGAAGGAGCGGTTCTTGGCGGCGCTCTCGACACGCACCCCCTGCTTATTGCTGCCGCCCTTGTCGAAGGCCACCTTGTGGGCCACGTCCTTGCCATCACCCTTGCTGACCTTACCCTCTGCCATTAGCTTGCGACGTGCAGCGTTGCGAGCAGCGCGGTTCTTCTTCTGCTCGGGGCTAGCTTCGTACTTGGCAGCGTTCTCGTACTTGCGGTCAGCTTTGTTCTTGTAGGGCATGACTACCTCCGTGGGCGGTGATGTTCGCACTTTACCACAGGGCACCATCCGCACAAAGGCCCAG